AAACCGTCGAAGAGCTGCAAAATGACATCAAGCGCAGGCGCTCGCTGATGTATCCCCGCAACACCTACAAGTCAACCATGGACTTGGTCAACGTGGTGCGCCTGATCTTGACCTACTACATGACCATCGCCATCCTCATCATGTCAGGCGGGAAAGACTTGGCCATCGCGTTTGTCGATCAGGTAGCCAGCTTTTTCATCCGTCCCGGCAACCAGCCGGTGACACTGTTTCAGGCGCTCTTCCCTGAACTATGCATCACAAAACAGAAAAACTCGGGTGAGTTCACCGCAGCGCTGCGCCAGAGCGAGCCGAAGATCATCGAACCGCTGGTGTGGGCTAACTCCATCGACTCCTCTACGACCGGATGGCACCCGGATGTGCTGATCCTCGATGACGTGAACAACAACCGCAACTCGAACAGCTTCACGGCGCGGAAGCGCGTCACGAAGGCCTACAAGCTCTCGCGCAAGATTCTGAAGCCCACCGGCATCGAAATGATGATCGGAACGCCCTACGGCCCCGGTGATCTCTTCAACGACCAACTCCTCACGGCTCGCCCCGGCTCCTACGACCGCGTATTCAAAGCGGCCATGAGGCTGGTGAGCGGTGAGCGTCTGGATTCTAACGGATTCCCTGCCGAGGAGGAGGTCGAGCTGCTCTTCCCGACCATTCTGAGCTACGACTTCCTGCGTGAGGAATATGAAGCCGATTATTCCAGTTTTCAATCCCAGTACATGTTGGACAGCTACGGTGCTGCCGAGGTCATCTTCGGCGAGGCCGAGATGCTGGAGGCGATGATCGCGGAAGACAAGATGCCGATGGAGGGTCAGACCTTCATCGCCTTCCGCTTTCCCTGCCGGTCGCTGGGCTGGCTCACGGTCTCGGGAGCGGTTGGGACTATGCACCGCAACCGGATGTACATCACAGAAGCCGTCCAAGGCCACTTCAAGCCTTCGCAGATGGCCAAACTGATCCATAACCTGTGCCGCAAGCACGGAGCGCACAGGATCGCCGTGGAGGACGCCCCCGGTGCTCGCATCTTCCAGCCTGCCATCGACAACTACGCGCTCTCGACCGGCTGGGACATCTCTATCGACTGGATACCCTCGGTCGAGGACGCTGGCGAGCGCGATATCCGCATCCGCAACATGGAAGCGTTAATCGCCACCTCGCGGCTGCTGTTCTCCACCGGCATCAAGACCAAACCGTTGATCGCAGGCTTTGTCGAGTACGGGATGACGCAGGAGACCGGCCTGCCGGATGTGATCTCGCGGGTGGCCGACAACCTGCCGGTCTCGATCCGGAACGAAGAGCAGGGTGACGAAATAGCCGCGTGGGAGCTGATGCGCGAGCGCGACCACTTCAACCTCGTCTACGGTCGCGGCCCCTATGCTCCACCGGAGCCAGAACCAGAAGAGGCCGAGCCGGAACCTAGCATCGAAGAGCAGCGGATTGGTGAACACGGTTTTGAAATCTGCATCCCGGGCCTCGAATACTAGGAGGTGTGGCATGGCAAAGACGAGGTGGATTCAAAAAGCCACCGCGAAGATGAAACGCAAAGGTACCGTGGGTGCGTTCGGGAAGGCAACCAAAAAGAAGATCGCAGCCGCGAAGAAAAAAGGTGGTCTCGCGGCCAAACGTGCCGTCTTCGCGGAGAATATGGCCAAGATCGCACGGCGCAATAAGCGTAGCGGGACCAAGCGTACCAGCACTAAAAAACGCAGCAAACGATAGGGAGGATAATCATGGCCAAGAAAAAGAAGGACGCGGCCCCGAAGCGCAAGATGAAGAAAAAGGCAAAGAAGAGCGGCGTCAAAGGAAGCTGGAGGTAGTCATGGCGAGCAAAAAATATCCGCACCTGCCGAAGACCAGAACACCGGCTCCAGGCAAGGCGCTGGAGCGAACCTCAGACCCGGGCCTGCCGCATCGACGCAGGACCGCAAACGGAGTACGGCGCAGGCCGTAAATTTCAAACACGGAGGAAAGTCATGGCACACGAAAAGATCACCCGGGGCCACGTCGATAGGCGAGCCGTGCCACCGGCCAGCAAGGGTATACAGGGGGGAAGGATGCCGAACCGCTCCAAGACCGTCTCTGGCGCGATCTCCGGCGACGTGCTGGAGTCGCATGGCGTCAATCCGAACAAGCGGAGCAAGATCAAAAGCTATCCGAAGTAGAAGGTACAATCAAAAAGGCGCAGCTAGAACTTTCCAGTTGCCGAGGTCCGCACCAGCCCTCTCCCGACGTTGCCTCTGGCAACTACCAAGAGAAAGGCCCGACGCGGAGACATCGGGCCTACTCGGAAAGGTGGAACTAAACCATGAAGATCAGTCTGACGATCAGAATGGGCAAAGCCACACTAATTGCGCTCACAACGCTTCTAGTATGGCTTACGTCCTGCTAAAGCGCAATAGCGGCCTCTTCGGGGGCCGCTTTCTTTTTCCGCAAGCGTACCTTGGCAAGCTGCTCGGCGAAGCGTTCACACTCGGCCTCCACCTCGGCCTGTATCCAGTAGTGCTCGTCAGGACGCTCATACTTCATCGTTGTGCTCAACCGGCCACGAACGTCATAGTGGATTTTCATCATCGCTTCCCAGCGCTCGCGGCCTTCCAATGTCATTGCTTCCCGGTTGGGATTGGGATCGAGCATGGCATCGCCGCAGTGGGCGAAGTCGAATCCGAACCACCAGCCTTGCCCGTCCTCGTGCTCGGTGCATGGCTCGATCTGCGCGAAGGTGAGGCCACCATGGACCCGGGCATCAACATCGTCATAACCTTTGCCATGGAGCGGATGGGTGGGTGGGACGCGGACGTAGCCGCAGCGATGCATACCCTCTCGCGCCTGCACCACGGCGCAGCTCAAACCGCGATGCTTCCATTCTCTTTCGACCTTGAAGGGATGAAGCGGCAAGCACATAAACGAAACCTCCGGTCACCAGCATACAGAAGATTTAAGCGAAGGACAGGCGAAAATCATTTGTATTTGCGGCGAAAGCGGAGTATTTTCTTGTTCATTCAACAGCGCTTTGGCGAAGCGCTCATGGTGTGCGCGGCAGTGACGGCCTAATCCCGTCCGAACCCGCCCGGAGTCTATCGGCGAGGGTAGCTTCATGGGTGCTTCACCGCTCATAGCAGACGGAGTTTGGAGTTCGCCGGTCCTCCCGCAGGATGTATCCATCCCTCCGGGTCCAGTCGTCGCCGACCCAAAATACACCGACCCAGCCGTTCTCTCCATCGTCGTCAAAGACTACAACCGCGCAAGCGCTTGGTTGACTGACCGCTTATGGGTGCTGCACTGGCGCGAGTCCGACTGGCTCTACCAGTCACCACGTACCCAAGCGACTTTCGAGGGTTCGACGGTGGCTCGCTCGAACGTCTCAAGATTCAACGTTGCCACACAGGTAAACTCCCTCGCCCCGGCCATGACCGGGGCAGTTTTTTCTGACACCACACCGTTCGAGATCAGGCCTCGGCCCAACGTTCACCAAGACTCGGCCCGGGCATGGAAGGAGCTGATCTCGATCCTGCTGGAGATGTGCGACTTCAAGGCGGAGATGGGTTATGGGATCGAAGGGATGTGCAATCAGGGCACCGTAATCTTCAAGATGGGGTGGGAGGAGTACACCGAGGAAGTAACCCATTACGTCCGCAAGCAGGCACCGCAGAAGATCAATATGCCGCTGGGCGGCGAGCCGGTGCTGGTCTTCACCAAAGAATCCGATGAGTTCGAGGAGGTAACCGAAGAGGTGGTCCGCAAACGGCCAACCTTCGAGAAGTGCGAGCTGGGCACCGTCTATCCCAACCCGCAATGGCATAACCCGAACCAGATGTGGAAGTGTGGATGGGTGGTGCAAGAACGCTACCTGAATTACGAAGACCTCACCAAGCTCCGCGACAATCCAGACTACGACATCCCCGACGACGAAACCCTTCGGGGAATTTTTATGTACGACGTAGAACAGACCAACAGCATCGGCCAACTCACCCGCGTGATGAGTGGCGTCAACGTCGCCGTCTTCCATGCCGCGCCGGAGGATCAGGACTTCTCGGAAGACCCGCTGGAGAAACCGATGCAGGTGCTGGAATGGTGGAGCGCAACGCAGGTGCGCGTCGTTCTCCAGCAGAAGGTGGTGATCCGTAACGGAAAACATAAGCTGGGCTGCGTTCCATATGTCAGCTCAAACTTCTGGAATATCGAAAATGCAGCTTGGGGCATGGGTTGTGGCCGTATCGCGGGGAGTGACCAGCGCATCGATCAAGGAATCACGAACGCGGCGCTGGACATTATCGCGTTTGCCGTCCAACCGGAGACCATTGTTGCTCGTGGTGCAAATGTCCCGACACAGGACCAGCGCCGCAGGCTGGGTGGTATCCGGCTGGTGGACGGCACCGATGCGACCAAAGCAGTGATGCTTGTCCCCCAGCCCCAAGTACCACCTGATGCGTGGCGCTGCCTACAAGACTCCCGAGGTTCATCCAACAATGCCACCGGCGCGGATCAGGCCACCGTGCAGGGGTCGCTTCCCGCAAGGGGGGGGAGCAGCTTCGGACGATCCGGCACCGGCGCAGCCGCGCTTCAGGGAGCCATGCAGGGACGGATGCAAGCGCCGGTGGAACGCATCATCGACGGTGTGCTGATTCCCTTCCTCAACTTCGTCTGGTACAACGTTCGCCAGCGCATGACGGTGGCGGAAATTCGCGGTCTCCTCGGGAGCCATCTCACGCAGGCGATCTCGGTGGACTTCAACGACTTCCTGAACGCGGAGCTGAAGTTCGATACGCTGGCCGGGACGCGGCTGGCCGCTCGCAGCCGCATGGCGCAGGCGCTTCCCTTCCTGCTCGAAGTTTTCGGTAACCAAGCACTCATCTCGCAGATGGGCAACATCGGCTGGAAGGTGAACGTAATCGAGCTGACCAACATGGTCATGGATGTCAGCGAGTGGAAGAACAAACGCGATCTGGTGGTGCCGATGACCGACGCCGAGAAACAGATGATGCAGCAGAACAATCCGCAGGCACAACAGGCGCAGGCGCAGAGTCAGCAGCTCCAGCAGAAGCAGCAGAATGCCGTGCAGCTCGAAGATATGAAGATTCAGGGGCGCATCGCAACGCAAACGGTTAAAGGTCAAAGCCAAAAACTTATAGAATCTCCCCTAGATCGGGCTACCTCATTCGCCGAGCGCAGCGCCGATGAACGCAACATGCAGTCCAGCCAGTTCTACGGGCCGACCGGAGGCTACGGAGGAATGTGATGGCGATGACCGAACATTTCGTGCAGATACTTCCCCGGCACATGCGCATGCTGGAGCACCTTATCAAGCAACAGAAATTGGATCACTACGGCTGCATCGGCTGGGGTGGATTGATCGAAGACGATGAGTGGGACCGGGAACAATTGTTTCTCCCATTGCTGGAGCGAGGTCTGATTGAAGACCTCACCTCAGTTCCCGATTTTGGTTCCAAGGCAGGTCAGTATTTTGTCCGCATCACGCCGCTCGGAAAGATGTGCATGGCGTATGGCTATATGCTCAAGGATCGACACAAGGCGTCCGAGAAGGAAATGCAAAAGTTTGCCGGTGAGCTGCCGAGGCCCGATACCTCGAAAGACCCGGTGCAGATGACAGCACCACCCACAGCGGAGCAGCGCAAACGTGTGGAAGGGGAAGCGTGAACGAAGCCATCCGTACCGAGCGAAGATTCGGCGTGACCGCAACGCTAAACCCGTCGCAGGTACGCAATCTGTTCGCGCTGCGGAACAGCGAGACCTACCCCGATCTGCTCGACGTAATGGAACAATGCTGCATTGAAGTGGAGACGGTTCTGATCAACACCGACGCTGACAGGGAAGCCGAGGTGCTGGCGAACCACAAGATGAGCAAGGCAGCGTGGATGATCTTTACCCACATACAGGAAAAACTGAACGACATTGTTAACTCCTACATGGCGAGTGTGGCAAAACCCGTAACGATCCCCGCAATGACAGAAGAGGAGATGGAGAGAGAGAACATCCTTAACCCCACTATCTTCATGCCGCAGACGGACGACGGCTACGGTCCATAGGAGACGTATATGAAGCGAGTTTGGCTGAACGACAAACAACCGGATGAGAATGGCGACATCATTCTCGTGATCGAGAACAATCAGGGGCATCGCGTCTCCACCTTCAAAGGCAAGACGATTGAAGAGGTCGCGGATGCGCTCGCCGATTCTCAGGTGAACGCCAACCGCCAGCTCGGGCGTTATATGAAACCCGATACCGGACGTATTCCGATGCGCGTGGAACCCCGGGAGCTGACCCCCGCCGACCGGCTCAGACTCTCGACCGAGATCACCGACCCGAACCGAGTGGCCGAGGCCGTGACTGAGATCGTGACTGCGACGCAGGGTGCGCCACCGGCAACTGCCATGCGGAAGATCGCCGAGATCGACCAGAACGAGGCCGACACCTACTATCGGGAAGAGGCCTTGGCCTTCGTGGAAGATTACCCGGAATACTACCCGGTGCAGGAGAATCAGGAAAAACTTTTCGGCGCACTGCAAGCCAACAACTACGACCTCACCCGTAACAATCTTGCCATCGTCTTCCAGCAGCTTACGGCTCAGGGAAAACTGGTGCCATGGCCCGGAGACAATGGACCCGAAGGCAATGGATCAACGGAGCCGCCGCCAGCGCCTCCTACGCCTGTTGCACCACCGCCAACACAAATGCCACGCAGCTATTCTTCCGGCCTGCGTAACTCCGATGCTACGGCCAGCAAGCCAGCTCCGAAGCCCCGGACACCGATGGTAACGCGAGCCATGCTGGAAAGCATGTCCCGCGCAGAGTATAACGAACGCCTCCGCGATCCTGTGTTTCGCAGGGCCGTGGACGCCCTATAGCTTGATGTAACACCCAACGCTCCCCGCCATGGAGCCACCGAAAGCGGCCAAGACCCGCACGGAGCCTAATCCTCCACCTAACTTCACTCAAGGGGGAAACCTCCCATGCGTCACGCATCGGTGGCCGCTGATCGCGGCAGAACGTTCTTTCGCAAATACCTCATCCCGGTTATAGAGTTCATCTGCGCTCTCGGCGGGCAGATGTTCCTCTATACCGGCAACGTGGGCAGAGTCCATGCCCATGGCGTGTTAGGTGTCGGCGTCTCACCCGCCTCCAACCTGACGACCAACCTGCCGCAATCCACTATCACGTCCTACGACAAGGTTTTCATCGAGAACCTTAAGGGCAATACACCGTGGGTGCGCCTGACCTCGCGCCGGATGCTCGATGAAAGTGCCGGTAACAAGCTCGCGCTCTTCATGTACCAGAACCTAGCAGCTCCACCGCTAACGACTGCACCTGAAGGCACGATCCAGACCGGCCTGACCATCAATGTCGTCCAAAACTCGGCGACGATGGGCCAGTACGCCGACTACATGAACATCTCGGACTACGCGCTCGGGACCGCAATCGATCCCACGCTCGAAGCCCTTGGGGTTCAGATGTCGTACCGGCTGGCGCAGATCATCAACATGCTCATCCAGAACACAGCGGATGCAGCTTCGTTGGTTGACCCGTTGGTGAGTGTGCTGTCGAAGGATGCAGTCACACCGCTCGAAGTGACCGACATCACGGCAGCAGCGCAATCGCTCGCTGGCGTCAACGCGCTTCCCCTACAGGACGGCAAATATTTCGGCGTGATGCACCCCTTCACGGCTGGGGATATTTTGACGGACAAGACCAATAATTCGATGGTAGACGTGCTCAAGCGGTCAGCTCAGGGCCAAGAGATGCTGCGTGAGCTGCCAGCCCCGGACGGCGATGCACTCACCGTCATCGACTGGGGTGGGGTGACGTTCTTCCAGTCAACCTTCGTGCATACAACCGCGAACTACGACGGTGGCACCGGCACCGCGCTCCGCACTTACGTGGTGGGACGCGACGGCATCATCGGCGTCAGCTTCGGCGCGAAGGACCACACCGAAATTGGTAACGGCGATTGGCGCAATTTGCAGGTCTGGATTCGTCGGTTGACAGAACCGACCGGCTACGATCCTTCCCGCATGATCGGAGGTTTTGCTTCTTATAACGCGATGTATGTTTGCACGCTGCCGCCCGACCCGGTGGCGCGTATCCGCTACATCGACGCGGTAAGCGCCATCGCCTAAAGCTGGAGGTTGTGTCTACCGGCACAACAGGGCCAAGTTCCCTCATCCTTATAACCACTTGGCCCACTCCACCAACCGGGAAAGGAGCACCATCATGGCAAACCAGAACAACGGCCCTTCCGTCAGCGAGCAGTATGCCGCGCTGCAACTGGAAGAGATGCAGTTCAACGTGGACAAAATGCGCAGCACGAAGCAGACCAGACAGAAGCGCAGAGCTTCCATCGAACGGTCGCTTAAGGCGCAGATGCAGCGCGAGACGACGATTCAGGCGAGGTGCTGGCACAAGAAGGGCGGCAAGGGCGTCGAGATGATGTATCAGGGCAGCGATGCGCTGTACGCGGTCATCAAAAACATCCTGCCGACCGGCACCATGCAAGTCTTCTGCCAGCGCTGCGGAAGGATGTGGGCACCACCACCGGCAGAGCTGAACCGGCGCGGGGCCAGCATCGAGGACAAGCGCCTCTATGCACGGCTCTACAAGGAATATCAGGACGCCGTGAACTACCCCACCGACAACGAGACCTCGGGATCACAGCTCTTCCTGATTACGCACGGCAACCCGGAGGCGCTGGAAGCGACTGCATGAAGCAACCCACGTTGAAATGGCAACCGCAGAAAAAACCTACTGAGAAAGCGAGAATCAACATGACCGCAGACACCAATACCAACACCCAGTATAAGGCTGGAGGACAGTATGCCAAGGGCGATCCCGGCAAAGGCAAAGGCGACCCGAAGGAAGTGGCTGTCTTCGGGCCATCGAACACCATCGCACACCGCGACCGGCGAGCGTACCTCGAAGATCAGGCACTTAAAAACCAATCGGCCAACGATGAGCTACAGGCGAAACAGGTGGAGGCAAATAAAAAGCTCGGCGACCTGATGGTGGAAGCGCTCGATCCCGACAAGCTGCGCGACGAGAGCACCAAGGCAGCGCTCGAAGAGGTGGACCGGCACACGGAAGAATATGTCGCGGCCGCCCGGGAGAATCGCCAGACCATCCTTCGCACCGTACATTTACGGGCCGGAGGATTCAGTCCGTCAGACAGCTTCATCGCTGGCGCACCGGCAGCACCCGAGACTGCTGCGGCAAGCCAAAGCAGAAAGCAGAAAGCAGAAGGCTAACGCAGCGGGAGCGTGAGTGATGGGCAACAGCACCATAACTCTGCAAATGATCGTGGACAGCGCCTCGACTATCGGCGATCTTCAGCCGGTCCTCGTCAATACGGGCGGGTATGCCTCAGAACCCGCCCTTACCATCGCCAACGATGTCGCCACCGACATGTTCTCGCCGCGCTTCCCATGGAAGTGGAATCGCATCAAGCTCCCGGCCTTCCCCACTATCACCCGGCAGCAGGACTATGCCACGCTCGGCCTCAAAACTATCGGTTGGCTGGAGAACGCCTTTCGCCTCGATGCCAACTCGACGCAGGTGCCTCCGCTGACATGGCCGGTGCGGGTAATGCGTGATCTCCCGGTGATGGCCGTGGGCGCTGGCTGGCCCCGCGTCCTTTCATGGCAGTACAACAACCAGCTCGAACAATGGCCATGGCCGGGGCCGGGAAAGGAATACAAAAACCCGATCAACACAGTCCAGACCCCGAGCAATCCGCCGACGAATATCCTCGATGCCGATGGCAACATTCTGGTACTGACACAGTGGGGAATAACCGGCCCCACGCCACCCGTCGCAAGCGATCCCAGCCCCGGTCTTCCGGTGCCTCCCAACTGGCCGGTGGGTCAGGTGATTCAGGACGGCACCGCGCAGTGGACCGTGGCCGATCCTCACGCGCAGGGCATACGGCTGTGTCCACCACCACCCGATTCGAGCGGAAACACATGGCTGATCCGATGCTTCGC